AGGTAAAAGCTTAGAGTAGCTGTAATTACTACAGCTGCTCTGAGCTTTCTTTTTTTTTTCAGAAAGGAGAATCTGAATGACCTATGGAGACGCACTGATGGCCATGTTCGACAAAGCACTGGACAGAAAGTGTGACATATACATAACCGTCGATGAAAACCACAACATGTTTTCGCTCAACATTCAGCCGCATATTGAAATGTTTGATGACGATGACAACGTTGGATTTTTAAAAGAACCGGAAGATTGAAAAGGAGAATTTTATGGCAGACAACATGAACAAACCTCAGGAAGAGCGCAGAGAAAAAGTCATCAAAGGAACAGCCAAGCTTGAGAAAAAGCCTCTCGGAAAGAGAGTTGTAGATTTTCTCTTCTCTGACCGGCTGGACAGCATGGGAAATTACCTCGTGCACACCTATCTCGGACCGGGACTTGCCAATCTCTTTTATAATCTCGGCGTCGGAGCACTGGGAATGCTCTTCGGACGTGGAGGCGGCATTCCTCCTCAGCAGTCTGGTTATATTCCTGGATACGGCTATCGTTCAGCCCAGACTGTACCTGTAAACTATAACGGCATGTCACAGTCCGGATATGCTCAGCCCGCACCCGGCTACGTCTCCCGTGTCACCATGAATGATATTTCCTTCGATACCAAGGACGACGCCTGGCTGGTTCTGGACCGTATGACGAGAGAATGCCAGCGCTATGGTCGGGTTCGGGTGGCGGATTACTATCTCTTCGCAGGTATTACCGGGCAGGAGGACAACTGGACACTACAGTCGAGCGGCTGGTATAACCTCGGCGATGCGCACCCAATGCTTCGTACAGACGGGCGGTGGGTGATCGAGTTCCCGCCGGTGCAGAGTATTAGGTGATGGATATGGAAAGAAATAACGAGCTTATCAACGACGAATTAAAAAAGTTAATACTTCTATTCAAGCACCAAAGACTTTGTCAGGATCTCAGTCAAAGAGAGCTTGGCAAAAAGTGCGGCTATACTCAGGCAACTATTTCGCGCCTCGAACGTATGGAGAGAAATCCGTCTCTCATCACAGTTTTAAAGGTTGCTCATGCTCTCGGTATGGAAATAAACATAACACTAACTAATTTTATAATGGAGGCTAATAAATGAACCTTATTAATTATTTCAAGAATGGAAGCTGGAAAGGCGCTCTGCAGGGAACCGGGATGAAAATCGCTGCTGCAAAGCCGGAAATTATGCTGGTAGTGGGCGCTTTGTCTCTGCTGGCCGGTACCATCGAAGCCTGCCGAAAGACCGAAGAGGCCAAGAAAATCGCGGCTGACACGAAGCAGGATCTTCAGACGGTCGAGGAGATGCTGAAGATCGAAGAGACTGATCAGATCAAAATGCTGCCGGAGACCAAAAAGCAGCTCAAGATCGAGCGCGGCAAGCAGTATCTGAAAGTTTACGGTCATATGGTCTATCAATACACGAAACTCTACGGCGTGGCTGCTATGCTGTGGTTTGGCGGCATGGGTATGGTTTTCGGCGGTCACCATGATCTGAGGATGAGAAACCGTCATCTGGCTGCTGATATTTTCGCAGGGAATCAGCTTCTTCGGGAATATCGTGAGCGCGTGGCTAAGGCTGTCGGTGAAGAAACCGAGAAGAAAATTTACATGGGCGCGCAAGAAGGCATGGTTAATGTTCTTGAAAAGGACGAGCAGACTGGAGAAGAAAAGATCGTTCAGAAGAAAGCCGATGTTTTCTATGCGCAGCCGGGTAGTATCTTCGCCATGAACTTTACACCGGAGAATACGGATATTTTCTATCGGACGTTTACCGATGAGTTTCTTGACAGCCGGGCCGATAAGATCAATAAGGAACTGGAGCTTGGTGTGATGCGGGCTTATAACGCTCTTGATATTTGTCGCATGCTCGGATACAACGAGAACGCTTTCGGCAGCGAGAACGACCCCGACCATGATGAGAAGATGAAGCGTTTTCTGAGCTGGGGAATCTCAGGTAATGCGCGTAAAGTCCCTGATCCCGAGATGCGTAAACTTAAGATCACAAGGCTTCGCGGCTATCAGAAGCGCTGGGACGTGGCTCGGAACATGGAAGTGTATGAACCCTGCCTTCGTCTGGACTTTAACTTTTATCCGCTGGAAGGGAAGATTTGATTACATCCTGTAATATTTTTTGGAGGATTGATGATGCCTGATATTAAAAACCTTGTCGATGAATTAGTGAGAATCTACGACGGCTCGAAAGATCCTAGCGTTCCGAATCTTAACGATATTCAGACTGAAGTAGAAACTGTTCGTGATGCGAAATTTTATCTCAATGGATATTCGAAAGGCTATCAGAACGCAGCTTATCAGACTATGAGAGCGCTTGTCTTGAACGGATTCTACGATCCTACCGATGAGAAAAAGGAGACGAACAATGCTTAAAACGTATCAGAGGAAGCCGTATTATATTCAGGCGATCGAGTACACCGGGGAGAACTTCGAGGACGTGAAGAAGGCCCTTGAGGAGAACGCAAAAAACTTTATGGGGGCTTTCAAGATCGAAGGACTAGAGGGAACGAACGTCGAAGCCTGCATGTCCATCGCGACCCTGGATGGATTTCAGAGCGCGCGTGTTGGCAAAGATATTGTCGTAATTGATCCGAAAGACGAGACCGTTCGTGTTGTACAGAAAGATATTTTCGATCTGATTTATGAAGAAGTAGAGGAGCAGAAAGAATGAAATACATTTTAAGCTTCCTTTTCGGGGCGGCATGCGGAGTCGGGGGCACTTTGCTCTGGCTTCACAAGGATATTAAAGATGAGCTAAAAGCCATTAAAAACGACTCTGAGCTGCCTTTTACCTGCGGGGATGAAAAGACACAGGAGAGTAGCGAAAATGCCACCAGAAGCGATAATACGGCCTCTCAGGGGCATTCTGAGAGGGGTGTTTCGAAGAAGGAGCAGGAACGGACCGATTACCACAAAATCGTGAACGCCGTGAAGACCGGTGAGAAGCCGAATTTGACCGTTCCCGTGTTGCCGAGAGAGGATATTCCGGAAGCATCGTATGAGAGCGAAGAAGAGTCGGAAGAAGATAAAGTAACACTTCTGAACGAGGTGCCTGAGGGAGTCGTCGAGATCGATATGGACACGTTTGAAAACGACAAATCGAACGAAAAAGACTACCTTGTATACTATCCGGGAGACCACATCATGTGCACGGAAAATGGAACGATCATTACAAATCCGGCCATGCTCGTCGGTACAAACTGGGAACAATTTGTCGGACACTATGCGGCAAGAACAGCTTTCGTAAGGAATGCGAAGTTGGTAACAGACTATGAAATTTATATGGAGGACGGGCTTTATACTGACGAATATGGTCCGTACGACATAGGAAGAGAGGACTGATAAGCCTATGCAGGACGCCTATTTTTGTTGGCTGGTCGGGCTCATCGGCGACGATTATATTCGGGTTAATTACCAGAGGCTGCTCTGGAAACTCTATATAACGGATTATATCTGGGAGCTCGACTATGACAGCAACAGGGCGTATGACGGGCTTCTTCTTCGCGATGAGTATGTTAGGTGCGGTGGATATTTCAGTGGCGTTGTCGTGAAAAACGGCGCGTGTTCAGTGCTGGAAATGTTCATCGCACTGGCTCGGGCGGCCGAGAACAACATTATGCACGACCCCGATTTCGGTGATCGAACGGGGAAGTGGTTTTGGATTATGCTCCAGAATTTGGGGCTCGATGTGTACGACGATTACCATTGGTTTGAGTCGGAAGTGGAACGAATTCTGGATATTTTCCTTCATCACCGCTATGAGAAAAACGGGCTGGGAGGTGCTTTTCCGGTACATAATCGGACCAGAGATCTGAGGAAAATGGACCTCTGGTGGCAGATGAATGCTTACCTGGAAGAGCACTTTCCGGCGTGAAAAGTGGAAAAATTGCTTGTAAAATTTGTAATTTTGATTTTGACAAATGAAAAACAACGAAATTTTTCATCACGAGATTTTCGTGAAAAAATAGCAAATTTTCGCAAAAAATCGCATTTTTTGATCAAAGACCCCTTTTTGATATGTCATATGTCACTTTTTTTTTGACCATTGCGTGAAAAAAGTCATTTCTATAAATAAGTTTACGAAAAAAAGTGACATTTTTTACAAATTTCAAACGGGTTTTTGAAAAGCAAAATTTTTTCGGGAAGGAGGTAAGTTTACGGACTTCGTTCGAATCTATTGTCGTCAGAAAGGCAAGAACGCTGCAAAAGAACTTTATCCAGAGTTCATCACAATGAAGAGTGAAGATCTGATGGTCCGCGGCGGAGACTTTTACGCTGTCTGGAACGATGAGCTTGGCTGCTGGTCTACGGAAGAAGACGATGTGAAGAAAATGATCGATAAAGCAATCGATGAGAAGAAAGCCAGCAGCGAAGAATACAAAGACGCAAAGCCGTTGTACATGAAATATTCGAGCACCGGTTCTGTCGATCAGTGGCGAAAGTTTGTGACAAAGCAGATGAGTGATAATTATCATCCGCTTGACGAAACGCTTGTCTTTGCTAACACGGAGCCTAAGCGGGAAGACTACTCATCCAAGCATGTCCCGTACGCCCTGGAGCATGGAAGTCTCGAAAGTTGGGATGAGCTGGTCGGTACGTTATATTCTCCGGAAGAGCGTCACAAGATCGAATGGGCAATTGGCTCGGTCGTTTCCGGTGATTCGCGTTGGATTCAAAAGTTCTTCGTGTTCTACGGTGATCCAGGCTGTGGTAAAGGCACGATCCTTGAGATCATCGAAAAACTGTTTGAAGGTTACTGCGGATATTTTAACGCTCAGGCTTTAGGTAGCAGTTCATCGGACTTCGCGCTGGAAGCTTTTAAAGATAATCCGATCGTGGCATTTGATACCGACGCCCAGTTGAGTAGGATTGAGACAAATACGCGCCTGAACGCTCTCGTCTCTCACGAGATGCTCACGATCAATGAAAAGTTTAAAAGCACCTATCCGATGCGGATCCATTCGATGCTTTTCATGGCGACAAATAATCCGGTGAAGATCACCGACTCAAAGTCCGGCTTGCTTCGAAGGCTGATTGATATTTCACCGACCGGTAAGACAATTCCAAACAAGAGGTATTTACAGCTTAAAAAGAACATCGGGTTTGAGCTCGGAGCCATTGCCGCGCACTGTCTTGATGTTTACAAGGCTGATCCGCATTTCTTTGATACCTACGTTCCTCTTAACATGATGAGCGCCACAAACGACTTCTATAACTTCATGGAAGAAAAGTTTGATGAATTCCAAAAGCTTGACTATGTGAAACTTGATGACGCGTGGATGCTATATCGTATGTACTGCGATGAGGCGAAGGTCCCTTATCCGTATTCAAAACGTGTCGTCAAGGAAGAACTGAAGAATTACTTTCTCATCTACAAGGAACGTGCGTTTCTTGACCACCAGAATCTCCGTAACATCTACAAAGGTTTGCGCGTTGAGAAGTTTGAGAGAAGCAACGGACCAAAGGATGAGGAAACTGCTGAAGAAGAATCCTGGCTTAAGTTCAACACCACGGAAAGTCTGCTCGATAAGATCGGTGCGGAGTGGCCGGCTCAGTATGCTTATATTCGGGAGGACGGTTCGGACCAGCCCTCGTGTTCGTGGGACAAGTGCGAGACGATCCTCAAGGATATTAACACGGCGGAACTCCACTATCTACGCTGCCCCGAGCAGTATGCCTTTATTGATTTTGACAAGAAGGACCCGGTAACCGGTGAAAAGTCGCTGAAGCTCAACATGGAGGCCGCGTCGAAATGGCCGCCCACATATGCTGAGCTGAGTAAGAGTGGGCAGGGGATTCACCTGACTTACATTTACTCAGGCGACATCAGCAAAGTCATGTCGGTCTACGAGCCGGACGTTGAGATCAAGTTCTACACCGGCAAGGCAAGTCTCAGGAGGAAGCTTACGCGCTGCAACGATTTGCCGATCGCCACGATCAGTTCGGGCTTACCATTGAGAAAGGAGAATAAGAAAACGGTAAATGAGTACACGATAGAAGATCAGAAACATTTGCTGGCAGCTGTTCGAAAGGCGCTTCGTAAGGAGATTTCGCCGTTTTCAACGGTTTGCTGCGTCGATTATATCGGTAAAGTTCTCAACGAGGCGTATGAGAGCGGGATGAAGTATGACCTGAGTGAATTGAAACCTCAGGTTTTGGCCTTTGCGGCCGCGTCCCATAATCACGCGCTGCAGTGTATGGATAAAGCGGAGAGCTTTCCGTATAAAAGCGAAGAAGAATCGGTTTGGGTGCCTCCAACGGAAAAGACCATCGCGTTTTTTGATACCGAGGTGTTCCCAAATCTCTTTATATTGGTCTACAAGCCGATCGGTCACGACTGCATCACAATGATTAACCCCGAGCCGAATGATGTTCTGCGGGTATTCCAGTCGTACAACATGATCGGCTTTAACAATTTGGGTTACGACAACCACATCTGCTATGCTCGCATCCGCGGCGACTCGATTTATGAGCTCTTTGTCCGGTCGCAGAATATTATCACTGCTCCGAAGGGACGCAACGACTGGACCATCAACGAGTCGAAGAACCTCAGTTACACCGACGTTTTTGATTTCTGCTCGGACAAGAAGAGTCTAAAGAAGTGGGAAATCGCGCTTCAGAAGCAGGGCGTGGATATTCGGCATGACGAGGCCGGACTGCCCTGGGATAAGCCGGTTCCGCAGAATCTGTGGAATCGTGTGGCGGAATATTGTTGCAACGACGTTATTGCCACGGAGCAGGTGTTCTATGCTAACCGGTCCGACTTCCGGGCCAGAGAGATCCTGGTGGAGCTCTGCAACGCTTTGCGCGGCCCCGGCTCGACGGTTAACGACTCCACAAACACACTGACCCAGAAGCTGATCGTCGGAAACGAGAAGACACCGCAGGCGTTCTTTGTAAAACCCGATCTGACGAAACTGTTCCCCGGTTATGAGTTCAATCCCTATGGCTTCCCGAAGGAGCGCTACATGCTTCTTGTGGACGATATGCTCCCGGGAATGAGCCCGAAGCTGTTTGAGTTCTACGAACTCGACGAGAACGGCAAGTATAAGCTTACAAAGGATGAGACTATCGTCCCCGGCAAGAATTATTACCGCTGTACTATGATTTCCGGTAAGTCCTATTATAAGGGCTTCGATCCGGGAGAGGGCGGCTTTGTGTTTGCAAACTGGGGCATGTATGGTCCGTCCGAGTGTTATGACTCCGCGTCGCATCATCCCTCGTCAACCATTGCTGAGAACGGTTTTGGTCCTTTTACGGAGAACTACAAGCTGCTGCTTGATATTCGTCTGCACATCAAACATAAGGACTACGATTGGGTACGAAATCTCTATAACGGGGTTCTCGCGCCTTATCTTACCTCAGATGAAGATGCCAAACAGCTCTCGAAAGCTCTGAAGATCGCCATAAACTCTGTATATGGTCTGACCGCGGCGCATTTCCCGAACAAGCTGCGCGATCCGCGCAATGATGACAACTGGGTGGCCAAGCGCGGCGCTCTGTTTATGATCGATCTCATGCTGAAGGTCAAGGAGATGGGTTATCGTGTCATTCACGTGAAGACCGATTCCATCAAGATCGACCATCCTGATCAAAAGATATTCGATTTCGTCTACGATTACGGCAAGAAGTTTGGTTACACCTTTGAGATCGAGCATAAGTTTGAGAAGATCTGTCTTGTCAACAACGCGGTTTATATTTGCAAGTATAGCGACGCGCCCGAGAACGGGAAAGCGGCCGGAACTTGGGAAGGCACTGGAGACCAGTTCAAGAAAGAGAGCTCTCCTTACGAATTCAAGACTCTGTTCAGCCATGAAGAGATCGACTTCTGGGATCTGTGCGTGACGCAGACGGTGAAGGTCGGTCTCGGTTTATATCTGGATATGGACGAGAATCTGCCTGACTGGGTTCCGCTTGAGAAGGAAGAGGACAAGCTTTTGAAGAAGTGGCAGAAGGTTCAGTACGAGCTGACGGATGAGAACGACAGGAATCTTGTGAGCGGGTTTAACCCGAGTCTTACTGGGATTTCCGATAAGCGCCTCAGTCAGTACGCAAGCGATGCGTTCCATGCGGATTACATTCGCTTGTGCGAAGTTCGTGAGGAGCTGAAGAAATGTCACGATTATCACTTTGTCGGTCGAGCAGGGCTGTTCTGCCCCATCAAGCCCGGCTGTGGAGGCGGACGACTTGTCCGTGAGAACAATGGAAAGTATGGTTATGCGGCCGGCTCGAAGGACTATCGCTGGCTGGAGGCCGAAACGGTGCGTGAGCGCCACCTCGAAGATCTGATTGATATGCGGTACTTCGAGGATCTGAAGAACGAAGCAATCGCCACGATCAACCAATTCGGTGATTTTGAGGCGTTTGTATCATGAGTGAGTTCAAAGAGCGCTGCGTCAGTGATGTGCTGACGGAAATGAATCAGCCTCAAATTGAGGCAATTAGTATTATCTGTGATTTTGCTTCAGGAAAACTAAAAATCAAAACGCCTGAAGCAATTTCAGCTGCTGAGCTGATCAAACGACAGATGTCTGATGAACAGCAAAAAGTAGCTTATTATCTGATCGGAAAAGCAGAAACCGATCACAAAACACCCCTCATTCTATCTTTATATTTGTGAAAGGAAAAGGTAAAAGTTATGCAGATCGTTGAAAGAAAGACTCGTAGTATCGTTATTGATGGCATTGTTGATCGCGAGGTCCGCGCCCGTAACTTTGGCGGTGAGGAGAAGAAAGACCGCACCACCGGTCGAACCGTGAACAGCCCTGGTTACCGTAACTTCCTGCTTTATATCTCGGATGAGATCGCTGAGGAGCTGAAGGATCGTGGTTGCGAAGTGAAGTACACGAAGGTTCAGGGACCTAATGATATTCCTCTGCCCTACGTTTCCATTACGGTTTCTTACTATATGAAGCCTGTGAACTCTTACATCATTTCTAATGGTGTTACCACCGTTCTTGATGAGGAGCACGTCCGCAGCCTTAATGACGTGGATATTCAGAACATGTGCCTTGAGGTAGAGTTTGGTAAGGAAAAGACGCATCTCAATGGCGTTAAGTACGTTCCCATCTATGCCCAGCAGATCTGGGTTGAGGTCGTGCCCAGCTACATCGGTAATAAGTATGCCCAGTACATGCAGCCTGTGACGGCGCCCGGAACGGAGGAAGAGCCGTTTTAAGGCGCTGACGTTTTTGCGAGAGAGGAGAGTCTATGAGTCCTGAACTGGATGAAGGCCAGCAGAAGGCCCTCTCGAAGCTTGCAAACGGAAACATTCTTTGTGGTGGGGTCGGATCCGGTAAGAGCCGGACCGGCCTCGCTTTTTATTTTTGCAAGGTGTGTGGCGGTCAGATCGATGGCACAAAGCGTGGCCTGAAGAATGATCTTGTTCCGATGCTCTGGCCGAAGGACCTCTATATTATCACCACAGCTAAGAAACGTGACAAAGGCGAGTGGGACGAGGAACTGGAGCCATTCGGTCTCTCCAGCGACCCGGCCAAGTCCAGCTATGGTGAGAAAGTCCGCGTGGTCGTTGATTCGTGGAACAACATCAAAAAGTACATTGATATTTCCGGTGCGTTCTTTCTCTTCGACGAACAGCGGGTCGTGGGTTACGGCTCATGGTCGAAGGCGTTTATCAAGATCTCCCGGTCGAACGGCTGGATATTTCTTTCGGCCACGCCAGGCGACTGCTGGATGGACTATCTCTCGATTTTCATTGCCAATGGCTTTTACCGTAATAAGCGAGAATTCGAGAACCGTCACGTGATCTACAGCCGCTATACGAAGTATCCGCAGGTGGACCGCTATGTGGACGATTACATTCTCACGCGTTACCGGGACTCGATCCTTGTGAACATTGATTATGAGAAGCCGACTGAGCGTCATATGGATATTCGTCTGGTGAGCTACGACCGGGAGAGCTACAAGCGGCTTATGAAGGACCGCTGGAACATCTTCGAGGACAAGCCCATTAAGAACGTGAGCGAGCTGTGCTATCTGTTGCGCAAGACGGTGAATGCCGATCCATCCCGTATTGAAGCGGTCATGGATATTGCGCGGGAGCATCCGCGGCTTATCGTCTTCTACAGCTTCGACTACGAGCTTGATATTCTGCGCTCCGCGCCCTGGCCGGAAGGCACTGTTTGTCGGGAGTGGAACGGGTACAAACATGAGGAGATCCCGGAGACTGAGCGTTGGGCCTACTTCGTCAACTATATGGGCGGCTCTGAGGGCTGGAACTGCACGTCAACTGACTCAATGATATTTTACTCACAGAGCTACTCCTACAAGGCGACCGAGCAAGCCATGGGCCGCATCGACCGACGCAATACCCCGTTTCGAGATTTATATTACTACAGCTTTAAAACCTTCGCTCCGATTGATGTGGCCATCAGCCGCGCCTTGAAGCGAAAAAAGAACTTCAACGAGAGTATGTTCTTTCGTTCTCGAAAAAGCTGAAAATGCTTCAAAATTCGTAAAATTTACACCCTCTATAGTAGAGGGAGATAGGAATGTCGCAATTCCTGCATTTTCTCTGAGTTTTCGAGGTGAAAGAGATGCTTGAGAGTAAATTTCAGCGAGATCTGATCGCAGAGCTTGAATCCATGTTTCCCGGTGCTTTGATATTCAAGAATGAGTCGAAACAGGGAATTCCCGATTTAACCGTGCTCTGGAACGAGCACTGGGCGCTGCTGGAATGTAAGCGCTCTGAAGAGGAACGGAGACATCCGCGGCCGAATCAGGAATATTACGTGGCCTACGCTAATCAGATGTCGTTCTCACGTTTTGTCTATCCTGAAAACAAGCAGGAGGTTTTAGATGAACTTCAACAAGCATTTCGAACTGGACGGAAAACACGCGCTGCTAAGTCCAAGTAAACCCTATTGGCTTGGCTATTCCCAGGATCAGCTGCGCGGCTATGTTCTGTCCCAAAACGCAGCTGCTCGTGGAACCAGACTTCACGACATTGCAGCAAAACTCATTCAGGAGGGCCTGAAGCTCCGCGGTTCGACCCAGACGCTGACGGCGTATGTTAACGATGCCATTGGTTATGGGATGACGCCGGAAGTCGCGCTCAAGTATTCCGACACTTGTTTCGGACATACGGACGCCATCGATTTTAGCCACGGCCTTCTTCGCATACACGATCTGAAAACCGGCACCGGACCGGTTCATATGGAGCAGCTTGAAATCTACGCTGCTCTTTTTCTTTTGGAGTATGAGCGCGCCTACGGCGTGAATCCTCTGAACACCAAAGTGAATCTTCGCATCTACCAGAATGATGATATTCAGGAGTATACGCCTGACAAGGACCGCATGGAAGAAGTGATCTGCGCGGTCAAAGAACGTGACAATTGGGCGCAGGAAGCCATGCGGGAGGTTGAAGGATAATGGATGAGCAGGAATACCAGGGAAGAGCAACTGATGAGTTTATCGAACATTACGGCACGCCTCGGCATTCCGGTCGGTATCCATGGGGTTCGGGAAAGAATCCGCAGAGAAGCCGTAACTGGCTTCAGCGCGCCGACGATCTCGCAAAGCAGGGATTGAGCCAGAAAGAAATTGCAAAGGCGTTCAAACTTAGCAGCGGCGACTATCGCGCTATGCGAAAAATGTATTCCGATCAGGTTGACGCCGAAAACTATATGAAAGCTCAGAAACTCCATGCCAAGCAATGGAGTAATGTTGCTATTGCCGAAGAACTCGGTGTTTCGGAAGGTACGGTTCGCAACTATCTGAATCCCAACCGCAAAAAGCGTGAGAATCGCGTCAAGAACGTCGCTGACAACCTAAAAGAGCTGCTGAAGGAGAAGCCTTACCTTGATATTGGCGAGGGCGTTTACCAACAGCTCGGCGTGAGCGAAGAAATGATGCGCTCCGTTCGTTTATATTTGCAGGACGAGGGCTACAACGTCTTTAACTATCAGCTTCCTCGAACCTCCAATCCGAAGCAGCACATCAATCTGGTCGTTCTGACTGATGGAGATAAGACGAAAGCGGATCTTTCGAACAATCTTAGCAAAGTAACATCGCCTGACGGTTTATATTTTGAGGATTATGGCGAAACAGCTCGCATCCGGAAACCGATTCCGAGCATTGATTCCAAGCGTATCGCCGTGAATTACGCTACCGGCAAGCCTGGTGACGGACTGGAAAAGGATGGTGTGATTGAGATCCGTCCTGGAGTAGAAGATTTGGCTCTTGGCGGCCGTCATTATGCTCAGGTTCGAATCGGCGTGGACGGAACACATTATATGAAAGGCATGGCCGTTTACGGCGATCCGAAAGAGATGCCGCCTGGCGTTGATATCGTATTTAACTCCCACGAGCACGAGGGCGTTCCTATGACAGGGCCGAAAGATGCTGTTACGGTCCTGAAACCGATGAAAGATGACGCTCAGAATCCGTTCGGAGCCTCGTTTCGTCAGTGGGACTATAAAGACGCTGACGGGAAAGAGCACGTTTCGCCTATCAATATCGTAAATGACGACGAAGACTGGGAAGGCTGGAAGAAAAACCTCTCTTCGCAGTTTTTGTCCAAGCAGATGCCGGCTGTGGCCAAAAAACAGCTTGATATTCGTTATGCCGAATTTGTTGATGAATTTAACGAATACAAATCTCTGACCAATCCGACGCTGAAAAAGCAGTTTCTGGAGGATTTTGCCGACAGCTGCGATTCGGCGGCTGTTCATCTGAAAGCGGCTGCTTTGCCGCGTCAGGGCGCGTTCGCCATTTTACCCTGTCTGACGCTGAAAGACAACGAAGTCTATGCACCTATGTATGACAATGGCGAAGAAGTGATTCTGGTTCGTCATCCGCACGAGGGAACATTCCAGATTCCGCGGCTGATCGTCAACAACGATAATCCGGAAGGAAAACGCGTCATCGGAAACGATGCACAGCACGCTGTTGGAATTACACCGTATACAGCAAATCAGCTTTCCGGCGCTGACTATGATGGCGACACGGTTCTTGTGATTCCGACAAAAGGACAGAAACTGAAATCGGGAGCACCACTTGATGGTTTGAAAGGTTACAATCCTTCGGACTTTTATAGCAGAGATCCGAATGATCCGATTTGCACCGGCAAAAGTACGGGCACAAAGAAAGGCGATGGCTTCAATAAGGGGATCAAGATGGGCGAAGCGTCCAACCTGATTACCGACATGACTATCAAGGGCGCAACTCTTGGTGAGATCGAGCGCGCTGTCAAGTATTCCATGTGCGTTATTGACGCTGAAAAACACAATCTGGACTGGAAGAAAGCGTACAATGAAAACGGCATTGCCGATCTGAAAGAAAAGTACCAGTTCCGTGTGGATGAAGACGGCTCTGTTCATAAAGGTGCTTCGACTCTGATCTCCAGAGCCAAAGGTCCGCGCGATGTTCCCGAAATGAAAGAAGTCTATGGCAGAAGTCAGATGACTCCTGAAGAACAGGAACGTTATGACAACGGTGAAAGGATCTTCAGAGAGACTGGAAGAACCAAGAAAGAACGTAAGCGCATCGATGATCCTGAGAAGATGACTCAGGAAGAGAGAGATCGTTACGCTGCAGGTGAAGACATTTACAGGGATACCGGAAAGATCGTCCGTGCGACACAGCGCATGGAAAACATGGCCGCGGTAAAAGATGCGCGCGAACTCTCGTCCGGCTACTACATTGAGGAAATTTACGCTGACCACGCTAATCGAATGAAAGCTCTTGCTAATGAGGCAAGAAAAGAAGCAAGGGCTACAGGAAGATTGGAACAGAATAAATCGGCTGCTGAAACATACAAAGATGTAGTCGGTCCGGACGGAACCCTGGCGAAGAAAATTGCACTGGCTGAATTAGAAGCTCCGAAAAACAGACAGGCTGAACTCATTGCAAACAGTGTGATGCGTGCAACTATTCAGGCGAATCCGGAATTGAAAAAGAGTGACAATGCGGACAAACGGAAAAAGCTTGCAGCCAAGGCTCTGGAGAACGCAAGAGACGCCGTCAACGGTGGAAAGCATACAAAACGGTATCAGATCGAGCTCAGCGACCGCGAATGGGAAGCGATTCAGGCTGGTGCGATCTCCGAGAACAAGTTCAAGACCGTCATCCGTTACTCTGATACGTCCAAGCTTAAGCAGCGTGCACTTCCGAGGCAATCTAACAGAATGCCGGCTTCCACGCGTTCCAGAGCAAGGCTCATGATTAATAATGGCTACGCTCTTTCGACTGTGGCAAAAGAATTGGGAGTTTCTGCAAGTTCGCTCGCCAAAGAATTGAACATTCCGGAAGAATCTTAAATCGGTAGGAGGAAATTAAAAATGGCTAGAACTATGGTCACCACTACCGACAATAAATTTAATCCTTTCACGCAGTATGAACGTTGGAAAGCTTATGATGAGGTTGAATGCGGCTACTTTACGGAGTCTTACATTGCGAGAATCGTGGTCGATTCCCCTGAAATGAGCCCGGCAGAACTGGAACAGGCTGCTGAGGATGCTTGCGATGAGATCTGCCACATGGACTTGCGTTTCATCAGCCCCGTGACTGGTGAAGAAGTCGGTTATGTGAAAGTAGTAGAGAACTAAGTGCGCAATTAGTATGCTACTTGTATGAAACTAGATAGCTTTTAATGTAGATTTGGGCATGAATTTACAAAAATCGCTATCTAGTTTCGCTTTTATTACACCTTCTATGCGCTTTCGCATTTTCTATGTGTTTTTAAGAATATAAATTTGGAAAATAAAACGCATATAACACCCGGGGGAGGGGTCATATCAAATAATAGGGGCCAATAT